ACTTTGAATTGCCCATGCCAATCTTTGTAAGTTCAAATTATTGATAAATACTTTATGAAAAATTTAAGTTATGTAGCAAATAATCTTTTTAATAAAATCAGAGGACGTTTTTCAGACGTTACTATCGGCGACGAAGACGGTACTGTAACCAACATACCCGAAGAAGCAAGATATTTTGATTTTAGCTACATGATAGACGGAGTGGACTTAGGCAAAGTCAGTGTTAATATCAGCGAAGATACCGGGTTAACAGTAATCATGTCGCAAGACTTTGCATCAGGACAAACTGAAGATATACAAAATAACTGGTATAGCTTTTTAAAAGAATTAAGACTATTTGCCAAAAAAAATATGATGAACTTTGATGTTAGAGATATCAACAAAAATAACTTAACAAAACGAGACTACTCGTTCTTAGCAAACAAAACTTCCGGAGATGAAACCATGGCCGAATCTAAAATGTATGGCACAAATAAAACAAGTTATCAGCGTATTGGAAATGCTAGACTAGCTATTAAACATATTGCACCTATAAATGTAGAAAGTGCTACAGGAAGAACACAAAAAATAAATGCAATTTATATCGAGTCGCCAACTGGTGAGCGTTTTAAATATCCATATAAACACCTAAGCGGTGCAAGAGCAATGGCAATGCATGTTAGTGAAGGCGGCAATGCATACGACGATTTCGGAAAATACATTTCTGGACTTTCAGAAGAAATTTCAAAACTACGCAAGTTTAGCCAATACATAAATCGCAGTAGCGTAGTAGCCGAAGGATTGGCAGATTATGTAGGCATTGTAAAAGAGCGTGTTGTAACTATTAAAAAAGAAATTCAAAATCTACAAAAACCATCATATTATTCGGAAGCAGTATCGAGTTACACAGTACCGGTTGTAGAAGATGTTCCAGATGACGTTTCTGAAAATTGGATAGACCAGCTTACTATCAAACAATTCAACGAAGAACTCAAAGACGTATTTCCATACATTTATAAACTAGTAGGCGAAGCAACAAAAGCCAAAGAACTTGGACCAGACGATCTAATAGATGAATCCGGTTTACAGTATTATACAGGTGTCAAAAAGCACGGCAAAGAATACATGAAGAAAGCTGCTCAAGCAGGTCGTGAAGGTGCAAGTCAAGAAGAACTAGGCCGTCTAAAAGACAAGTACAGCAAAGCAGAAAAGAAAACCAAAGAAGAGTTTGAACTAGAACAAGCGTTTGAAGACACAATGGGTCAGTTTAGTGATCATGTGTGTGAAGATTGTGGCAATCCAAGTTGGCGTACACTCAGCGAAGAAAAGCAAAAAGGTGTTGACGGCAAAGTATGCTGGAAAGGCTACAAGCGTATGGGCACCAAAATGAAAGGTGGCAAGCGTGTAGATAACTGTGTAAAAGTTAGCGAAGCAGAGTTAGAAGAAGCATATATTAACACAAGCAAAGACGCTATAGCAGTACTAGGCAATCTACGCATGATAGGCAAAAGTATTGAAAGAGGTCAAGGTACATACGATGGTAATCTTGCAGGCGAATATGCCAATGATGTTTACGACGTTATTTCATGGCTAGACGCCAATGCCGACACTAGTAATCCTAAATTCCAACAAGTTATCAGACCTGTAATAGAATTGCGTAAGAAAGCTAAAAGTATGGAGCGTGAACCAGGCAGTGGCAAAAACGCAGCGTTTGGTAACGAGATTGTAAACACATTATATCCGCTAATGCAGTGGATTGAAATGAATGCACAAGCAGGCCGCGAAGCAGATGTTGGTGAAGGTTTCAAAAGCAAATTAGCAATGCTTGCATTGTTAGGACTAACCGGATTAGGCGCAATGAAGATGACAGATCCGACAAATACACCATTAGGACAAGCTCTACAACAAGCAGCACAACAAGGCGACGAAGACGCAGCATATCACTTAAAAAGATTAGGCGCATACATTGACGCAGGCGATTCGGGAACATTAAAACAACTAAACTTCCAATATATAGATGAGCCAGAGTCAATGAAAGATAACGCAGATACCCCATCTAGCACCATGACAGCACCAATGAGCATGTCTCAAGAAAAGCCAAAGACACCACTTGGAGAGTTCATTCTGTCTTACTTTGACAGAGAAAACGGAACATTTCCAAAAGGCCCAACAGCAGTTCTTACTATGGTAGAAAAAGATTACGGTACACAATATGTAAAGCCGGCTGCTAAATTTATTCAAAAAGTTGAGGCAACTGTTGCTAAACGTAACGCACAAGAAACATTAAATTCTCGTTATCCACAAACAGAAATTATAAAACAGTTAGCGGGTCTATGATTCGCTAACACCTTAATAATATTAAAAAAAATACTTGACAAGATAAATAATATTGTGTAGTTTAGTAACTGTGCTACACATTAAAGGCACAAATGCATAGGCAATAACAAGGAGGCAATACTATGGCATCATTAGCAGAAATCCGCGCGAAACTTAAAGAACAGGAAACACGTTCTAGCGGTAATAATCAAAACACCGGCGGCGACAACGCAATTTATCCATTCTGGAACATGGCAGAAGGCCAAACTGCAACCATTCGTTTTCTTCCAGATGGCAATACTTCAAACGACTTCTTTTGGGTAGAACGTGCAATGATTAAACTTCCTTTTGCAGGAGTAAAAGGAGAAACCGAGTCACGTCCTGTTCAAGTACAAGTTCCGTGCATGGAAATGTATGGCGAATCTTGCCCAATTCTTACCGAAGTTCGTCCGTGGTTTAAAGATCCTACTCTTGAAGATCTAGGACGCAAGTATTGGAAAAAGCGTAGTTACCTCTTCCAAGGATTTGTATCTGACAATCCGATCAAAGAAGATACTACGCCGGATAATCCGATTCGACGTTTTATCATCGGTCCTCAAATCTTCCAGCTTATTAAAGCAGCACTTATGGATCCTGACATGGAAGAACTACCAACAGATTACACTGCTGGTGTTGACTTCCGTCTTAACAAAGGGTCTAAAGGTGGCTATGCAGACTATGGTGCAAGCAACTGGGCTCGTCGTGACCGTCCGTTGTCGGATTCGGAAATGAAAGCAATTAACGAGTTTGGACTGTATAACCTCAGTGACTTCCTTCCTAAGAAGCCCACAGATGTTGAGCTTAAAGTCATTAAAGAAATGTTTGAAGCTTCAGTTGACGGTGAAGCATACGATGCAGATCGTTGGAGCCAATATTTCCGTCCTAGCGGCATGGCAGCTCGTACTGGAGATCCTGTTGCATCGTCTAAAACCATTGTAAATGACGAAGATGATGACATTGGTTTTAAATCAAATGAAGAAGCAGCTAGAGCCGCAGCACCTGTGTCTAAGCCTGCACCTGTAACTAATACAGCATCTACTGGCGCACAAGATATTCTTGCAAAAATTCGTGCTCGTCAGAACGGGTAAAAACAATATTATAGGCGTGTTCAAAGCACGCCTATAACCGTTATTGCTTTTTATATTAGGAGATAAACAAATGGCAAAAATTAACAAGCTAGTTAAAGTAAATGATAACATCTCTGTTAACCGTTACGATAACGGATGGATGGTAGAAATCAACGGTCGTGATAAAAAAGATGACTGGAAATCAGTAAAAGTGATGTGTGCGTCAGAAGACGAACTGTTTGCACTCATTAAAGAATACAACGGAATGGAGCTCGAATAAGCATGGCAACAAAGGCATTTGATCCAAGCAAATTCCGAAACTCGCTAACAAAGAGTATCAAAGGAATGAGTGCAGGGTTTAACGACCCAACTGATTGGATCAGCACTGGTAACTATGCTCTTAATTACTTGCTTAGTGGTGACTTTAAAAAAGGTATTCCGCTAGGCAAAGTAAGTGTGTTTGCCGGTGAGTCGGGTGCAGGTAAGTCTTACATTGTGTCTGGCAATATTGTAAAACACGCACAAGAACAGGGTATTTTTGTTGTTCTTATTGACTCGGAAAACGCACTTGACGAAAGTTGGCTGCAAGCACTAGGCGTTGATACTAACGAAGAAAAAATCCTCAAACTCAACATGGCAATGATCGATGATGTTGCTAAAACTATCTCAACATTCATGGACGATTATCGCAGCATGAATGAAGCAGATCGTCCCAAGGTGCTGTTTGTCATTGACAGTCTTGGTATGCTTATGACTCCTACTGAAGTCAACCAGTTCGAAGCAGGTGACATGAAAGGTGACATGGGTCGTAAGGCTAAAGCACTTAAAGCACTTGTGACTAACTGTGTTAACATGTTTGGTTCATACAATGTGGGTATGGTTGTTACTAACCACACTTATGCATCGCAAGATATGTTTGATCCTGATGATAAAATTTCAGGAGGTTCGGGGTTTGTGTACGCATCGTCGATGGTAGTAGCAATGAAGAAGTTGAAGCTTAAAGAAGACGAAGATGGCAACAAGACAAGTGAAGTAAACGGTATTCGTGCTGCATGTAAAGTGATGAAAACACGTTATGCAAAACCGTTTGAAGGTGTACAAGTAAAAATTCCATATGAGACTGGCATGGATCCTTACAGTGGATTGTTTGACATGTTTGAAAAATGGGGTGTTCTTGAGAAACAAGGAAACCGTTACAAATACACTGACAGCGAAGGTATTGAAACTTTGGAGTATCGTAAAAACTGGACAGGAGAACTACTCGAAATGGTAATGTCGGATTTACCCAATAAAAAGCAAGTCGAGGTAAATATCGAGAACACAAACGAAGAAGTTGTGGATACCATCGAGGAGTAGTTGTAATGGATGAAAGCCAAATTGCAGACATTTGGAATCTTTTTAAAGAGTACTTGGACAAAAAACATGTCGAGCTAGCAGCAGAAAAGTTTGTCGACTTGCTAGCAGATTATGGTGTAGACGATATTACATTTAAAGAAGTATCGGGTACAGACAAATATCTCGATAATGCTATCAATTATTATTTAGATTTAGATTCTGAGTATAACGACGAAGAGGACGACTAATGGGATGGTATAGTAGAGTATCAAGAGATATCTCTCAAATTCCGGAAGCAATACAATACTTTCAAGACGAACTTGTGTCAGCTCGTAACGAAGTACAAATTAGCGGCAGTATTGAAAAAGCTGCCGCTAATATGCCTGGTATCGTAGAACACCGATTTAATCAACTGCAAGAGTTAGAAGCTATTCTCGAGTATTTGAACATTGAATTACGTAGATTGCGCAGCAGCTTTTTTAAGAAATATCTTGAAAATTATCAACGTGCATTAAGCAGTCGCGATGTTGAAAAATATGTAGACGGCGAAGCAGATGTAGTCGACTATGAAAAAATTATTAATGAATTTGCATTAGTGCGCAATAAATGGCTAGGCGTTC